TACACAAGTCCCTCTTCCAGAAGGCGCAACAGCTTTAGTTTATTCTAGAGGTAGTGTACCAGCAACATCATTAGGTATGTTACAAAAAGGATTTACTACAGTAACTGCTGCTAGTAAAACTGCGTATACAGCAGTGCCAGGTGATCAAATAGGTGTAGACACTGTAGCTAATATCGTAACAATTACTTTACCTGCAGGATCAATAGGTGATGAAATAATTATTATGGATATATCTGCATCAAATGGTTTTGCAACAAACAAATGTATTGTAGCGCCAAATGGATCAGAAAAAATTCAAGGCACAGCTGCTTCCAAAGATCTTACAACAAATAATCAATCAGTCACACTTTTCTACACTGGTTCTAATAAAGGCTGGCAATTTAAAACTAACACAGCATAGGAGTAATTAATGCTTACTCAAATTAAGTTTGCTCCAGGAATTGACAAACAAGACACAAGTGTTGGCGCAGAAGGTAGATGGGTTGACTCTGATAATGTTAGATTTAGATATGGCTTACCAGAAAAAGTAGGTGGTTGGCAATCATTACTTAATGATTCTATTGTAGGTGTAGCTAGAAAACAACACGCTTTCGTAGATACCAAAGGTAATAGATATGTAGCTCTTGGTACAGATAAATTTTTACTTGTATATTTTGAAGGACAGCTTTTTGATATTACACCTTTTAGATGTAGTAATGCTGGAGTTGTAGATACTTTAACTAGTTCAACATTAGCCACAAATAGTACATCTGTTAAAACTTGTACAATTACAACTACCAGTGATCACGATTTAGCTGTTGGAGATATTATAGAATTATCTTCTGTTACTCTACCTAGTGGTACAGGATTAAATGCAAGTGACTTTGAAGATAAATTATTTCAGGTATTATCAGTTCCTACTCCTACAACTTTTACAATCGATTCTTTAAATCAAGCAAGTGCCGCTGTATCAACAGGTGGTACAATGACGGTTAAAGTTTATGAAACAGTGGGCCCCGCAGCACAAACATATGGTTATGGTTTTGGTGTTGGAAATTATGGTGGTACAATTACAGGTGCTTTACAAAACGATTTAGACGGAGCGTTGCTCGCGGATACAGCTGGGACAGGTGGATCTGGTACAGCAATAGCTTTAACATCTACAACAGGTTTTCCTGCAGCAGGAACTGTTGCTATAGCTAATGAATTAATAACTTACACTTCTATTGTTGGAAATGAATTAAGAGGAATTACTAGAGGAGCTTTAGGAACTGCTACAACTGGAACTTCTAATGGTCAAGCACACAGTGATGAAGCTATAGTTACAAACGCAACAGATTTTACAGGTTTTGGTAATGCAGTAGAAGCATCTACTGTCACACTAGAACCAGGACTTTGGTCATTAAGTAATTTTGGTGAAGTATTAGTTGCAACAATTGCAAACGGTAAAACTTTTACTTGGAACGCAGGAATTACAGCTAGACTTACAACAAGATCGTCTATGTTAACATCTGGATTTGAAACAAGAATAGATGCAGCAACAGACAGTGGTAATCCTACAGCTACTAGAGTTACACTTATTTCACCAACAACACGTCACTTAATTCACCTTGGAACTGAAACAACTATTGGAAGTCCAACTACACAAGACGATATGTTTATAAGATTTTCTGAAGATGAAAGTATTAATAAATATACACCACAAGCAACTAACACTGCTGGTACTCAAAGATTACAAGATGGTACAAAAATTATGGGTGGTTTGGTTGCAAAAGAAAATATTCTAATTTGGACTGACAATGCATTGTATACAATGAAATTTGTTGGAGCTCCATTTACATTTGGATTTGAACAGGTTGGTACTAACTGTGGATTAATTGGTAAAAATGCAGCTATTGAGATTGATGGTGTTGCTTACTGGATGGGTAATAATGGTTTCTTCTCGTTTGATGGTACAGTAAATACACTACCTTGTTCTGTAGAAGATTTTGTGTATGACAACGCAGACACTACAAAAGGTCAACAAGTAAATGCAGGTATCAATAACTTATTTACAGAAGTAGTATGGTGGTATCCAACATCGGGATCTGATTTTAATAATAGATATGTAGTTTATAACTACGGTCAAAACAATGCGCGATTACCTATGGGTAATTGGTATACAGGTACAAATACAAATTCAATTAGAACAACTTGGATTGATTCATTAGTATATCCTAAACCATATGCTACAGCTTATAATAGTTCTAACACTGGTACATTTCCACAAATTATTGGTGAAACAGGTTTAGGTCAAACAGTTTTCTTTGAACACGAGACGGGGACCGATCAAGTAAATCCTGATGGTAGTGTAACTACACTTACATCATTTATACAATCATTTAGTTTTTCTTTGCAAAAAGATCAAAGTGAAATATTTTTAGCTATGAGAAGATTTTTACCTAACTTTAAAGTACTGACAGGTAACAATCAAATTACTTTATCCATAAAAGATTTTCCTGCTGATGATGATCAGGAAACCGCATTGAGTCCTTTTACAATAGATTCAAACACAACTAAAGTTGACACTAGAGCTAGAGGAAGATATGCAAACATAAAAATAGAAAACACAGGTGTAGCTGAATCGTGGAGATTTGGTACGTTTCAGGTAGACCTACAACCAGATGGAAGGAGAGGTTAATGACTAAAGTCGTAGTAAGATTACCAGAACCAAAAAAAGAATACAGTGAAGATAACCAAAGACAAATTAATAGAGCGTTAACTACAATTATTGAACAGTTAAACTCTACATACTTAACACAACAAAAAGAAGATCAAGAACGATTTACTTGGTTAGGATTAGGCTAGTGGCAAATATATATAAAAACCAAAAACAAGATTTAACAACTACAGATATTACAACTTTATACACTGTACCTTCTAATTCCAGAGCAATTGTAAAATCTATTTTAGTTTGTGATGACAGTAATAATGGAAGTACAATTACACTAACACTAACGGATGCATCTAGTAATGTATTTGTATTGTTTGATGTAAAAACTATAGCTGGTCACGCAACAGAACAGTTATTAACTGAACCATTAATTTTACAAGAAAGTGAAATATTAAAAGTAACGGCTGCAGATGCAGATAGATTGCACGTTGTAGCATCAATATTAGAAATCAACAGGGAGGACAGATAATGCCGTTTGTAGAAACAGAGGCTTCTGTTAGGTATGAAACAATTAATGGTCAAAGAGTACCAGTAATTACACCTAAAACAGAGGTAACTTTAACTAATACAGAAACAGGTCAAGAGTATATGTCAGATGCTGAAGCTTTAGCAGACGTTCAAGATGCTAATACAGCTACAAAAGCAGAGCATATACGAAGGGATGTAAATGTGACTGTAGAAGAGATTAATGTTGGCGCTGGCTTTAACATCAGCGATTGACGATTGAGTAAAAAACAAGTAAAATGCACGATACTGGCATATATACAAGACTTGCCTTCTTGCATTTCAACAATATAATATAAGGAACTATGGGATTTTTAAAAAAGATAACTAGACCTATTTCACGTGTATTAGATAAAGTAATACCGAATGAGATTAAACCAGCATTACCGTTTTTAGCTGCAGCCGCACCGTTTATGGCTCCAGGACTTATGAGTCTTGGTGGTAATACTATGTTATCTAGAGCTTTAATATCAGGTGGTTTAAACCTTGGATCTCAATTAGCTCAAGAAGGAAGTGAAGGAGACTTTAGTGCATTATCATTAGCTATGGCTTCTGGTATTGGTGCACTATCTGGAGGAGGACCAGGTAAAGCTATAGGAGTAGATTCTCAAGCAGCAAATAATGCTTTAGTTAGATCAGATGCAACAGGAGCTTCTAAATTTTTTGCTGATAAAGCAGCTGGTATGCAACCAGGATTAACTAAAAGTGGTTTAGGTGCATTAGAAAGTAGTGCAAATTATTTATCAGGTGTTGGCGAAACTTTAAGAAACAATCCATTTAGTATGGAGGGTTTGAAAGCTGCAATGGTACCAGTAGGTCAAGCCACAACAGATTTAGCAATAGCTGATACTAGAAGATTTAACAAACAACAAATTATAGACGATGCATTAGGAGCACTAGATGATGCAGCAGATGATGCAGCACGAGCAAGTGCAATTAGATTAGCGATGCAACAATATGGATTTACTGAAGACGAAATTACAGAAACAATTTCATCAGCAGGATACAGAGCCGGTGGTAGAGTAGGATTTGATAATGGTGGTGATGTTGTAATAGATACTTTAAGAATAGTGCCTGATACATTAGATAAAATTTCAGAAAAAATAGCACCTTTTTTAGGTTATGATAATTTAGATGAATTAAAAATTAAAAATAATCCTAATTTAAAAAATGATGAAGATCCAGATTTTTCAGGAATTAAAGGTGCAGTAGAATCAGTAGATAAAAATATGAGAGCTGATAGAGCAGGAGACTTTTTTAGATTAAGAGAAGAAGCTATTCAAAAAGGTGATAGTGAT